CAGTATTACCCGAGCACCGTCCCCTGTCCCCCTATATACGCCGCAGGCGTTATCTCTAGCCAATGAGGACTCAGCACTCCCCCCGCGAAGCGGGTATTCCCAGTGACAAGTATCAACTTGTCGGCTATTTATAGCCCCTTATCTCATGCTGACGTCATAACCATAAAATTCACAACTATAAAAGCCACCCACTCTGCGCTGCGGCCCACAACTCAAGAGACTCTCGACAAGCGAACACCACGTTTACAACACTACTTCACCATGGCTAAGAGGAAGATGACTAGCTACTTCAAGTCCAAGAGACGCCGATTTACAGCCCCCTCAAGGAGGAGACGCGGCCCCTTTGGAGGAGGTAATAAAACTTCAAGGAGGAGGAGATTTACGAGAACCCGACGTCGGCGTCGCACTCGAAACCAGCCCTCGCGTTATCAAGTGTTTAACGCCAGGATTTACTACACTGTTGCTGCGGATGCCAACGGCCAGCTCTATCGTAACAACTACTTGAGTGTACATGGGGCAATTCAAGAAATCCAGAACAATAACAGGGCCATTTATGACTCTGTCCTCACTAACTGGGACAAGTTCAAGTTCCTCTCCAAAACCGAAAGGATCTTCATGTCGGACACTTCACCCTACAATGACACGGCACGTGATAGAGCCACCACACTCTACCATGTTTACGACCCTGACTCAAGAGGGAGGAGAATGGCCCCTTCAGAAATGATGAAAATGCCTGCCTGCCACTGGAAATTCATTAGGCCCTACCAGGTGTATAAAAGTACCCTGAGACCTGTCTTCCAGATCCCGGCCGCAGGAGCTGTTCTTGATGGAGGGGAGATAAGTACCGGAATCCCCAGAGTGGACAACCCGTGGAGAGACTGCGCCAACTTCACCCCCACTGGACTTGCCTCCCTTGAGTCCCATAATGGGGCCATGTACTCTATCTCAACCTCACCAAACCAACAGTTCACAGTCATTCGGACGTACAAGATCGCAGTCACCACTCCACGCTACGGACAACTGTACCAAGGACAAGACAATACAAACTATATTGAATGAAAAAAACAATGACACATGTGTGAATTTGTACTGGTTGCCCTCCGCTTTATTGCCTTAATACTGAACAATAAAACAATCAGAATCATCTGTTGAGTTCCAGTCCATTACTTGAGTGTCTGCTTCTCTGTCACCTGTCATGTCAATGAGTACATTATGACCCTCTTGCTTTACAATCACATTGCTTGCAAGATCACTCCACTCCATATCTTGGTCTGTCATGCACTTCACATCCCACCGATCACGTGACAGCTTGCTCTCCTCAGGACCCCAGTTAGCGAATACAAGTACATGAGGTACTGCAAACACTTTCATTTTACTGTCAAACTTGGGGCTGAACATGATCCCGTTCTTGACACTCTCCAGTACTTCATAGTTGAAGTGGTCCTCTTGACTCCGGCTCAGGTCAAAGATAACAATCCTTTCCCCGTTGTACGCATACTTGATGTCTGCGCTTTTTCCGTTTTCAAACCTCACAGCACCATGCTTAGCACACAGATACTTAGACATCCATGTCTTTCCCATGTTGCCCACAAGGTCGTACATCCAATGGATCTTTCTCATGTCTGGCTCTCCCAAAACATGCCGGAGTAGCGTCCTCTGCCACGCCTGTAGTATCGGGTCCCCAAGTGAGTCAGCAGCCAGTTGATGCTGCTTAGACTTCCTCGTAGCTTCCGCGAGCTTTTCAATAGCTCTTCCATGCTGGCAATAAGATTTCCATAGTTCAGGGTCTTCTGCGATCGCACAAAGGTCACCCCCATCTGCCAGTTGTTGTGCTGCTGCACGCGCCATGATGTAGCCTGTATCACCCCCTCCTTTCTCTGTAGCGCCCTCAACAGGGGCCCCCAGTTCCACCACAATGGATCCTTTCGAAACGTACTCGTCATTCTCAATGTCAGTGCCTCTAGCCATCTCAAGATGGCAGCGATTGCCGAGAATTTTCTTGACACCCCCCAGGGACTCTCTCTCTTTAAGGTGTACAAAGCCCTGAAGATGCGGCGTTCCAGAATCACCAACTTCCGCACCAACCTTAGCAAAAACTGGCTCTTTGCCAATGAGGCCTGCGACAACGACATCTTTCTCTGCCTCTGTGTAGTTGTTGAGAGTAAAACACCAACGTTTCCCTCTCTTTCCTTGGTAAACTCGCTTCGCTGGCATAGTGTGGACAGAGGTGCTCGGTA